AATATTCGCCCGGCACGCGCGCGCCGGGCTTTGCGCGTGGAGACAAGTCATGACCGTCTTTCCCACGCTGACCGGTATGTCCTTCACCGTGAACAAGGGGCCGAGCTGGAACACCTTGACCAAGCAGGCCGCCTCTGGCCGCCAAGTTCGTGTCAGCTTGCAATCTTCGCCGATTTGGAAGTTCAAGCTGGCGTTTGAGTATCTGCGGGATCGCTCGGCCATAACGTCAGACGTCCAGAACCTTTGGGCCTTCTTCAACTCGGTCAACGGCCAGTTCAATCAGTTCTACTTCCTTGATCCCTATGAGAACACCGTCGTCAATCAGGGCATCGGCGTCGGCAACGGCTCGACCACCTCGTTTCAGCTGACCCGCACGGTCGGAGCCGGGACGGATTACCCATGGATTGATCCGGTCTATGGCGTCTCCGGCGCGCCGACCGTCTATGTCAACGGGACCGAGACCGAGGCGACGCTGAACGCTTATGGCGTCATCTCCTTCGCCACACCGCCGGCGAATGGCGCGGCGATTTCCTGGTCGGGGACATTCATGTTCCTCTGCCACTTCACCCAGGACGACCTTCAGCCGAGCCAGATGGTCAAGGGGCTTTGGAGCCTGGATGGGCTTGAGTTCGAAAGTCTTCTCCCATGAAGGCCGCCACCACCAACCTGATCACCTTCCTGGAAAACGCCACCACCTATGTGCGGGCCGATCTCTATACCTTCACCCTAAACAGCGGCGCGGTGCTGCGCTACACCTCGGCCAACGCCCCGATCACCACCACGATCACCGTCAACGGCGTGGTCCAGGGGCCGTACACCTGGAATGTCGGGCCGCCGATTAGCGACGAGGGCGTGCAGTCGAGCCGTGGCGTCAACGCCGCCTCGGTCGATATCACCATCAACGGCGGCACGGGCGTCTGGACCGTCAACGGTGAAGACATCCTGGACTTCATCGACGGCTTCGGTCTCGATGGCGCCAGCATCCGCATCGACCGCGCCTGGGCGCCGGATTGGCCGACCATGTTCGGCGCCGCCACGAGCGGTCTAGGCCCCACGGGCACCCACTGCCGTTTCTCCGGCCTCTTCACCGAAGCCAAGGAACTGGGCGAGACCCAGGCCGTGGTCACGGTGCAGGACCCCCGCGCGGTCCTGCAAACCCCGTATCCGGCGGAGGTCTATTCCACCTCCTGCCTGAACAGCTTCGGCGACGCGAACTGCAGCGTGAACGTTGCGGCCCTGACAGTCTCGGGCGCTGTGATCTCCTCGGACGGGGCAGAGACTCAGCTCACCTTCGACACCAATCTGACCCAGGCCAGCGGCTATTTCACGCTCGGCGTCATCACCTTCACCTCCGGCGAAAACGCCGGCGTCAGCCGCTCGATCAAGACCTATAGCCAGAGCGGCGGCGTGGTCGATGTCACGGCCCCGCTCCCCGCCGTGCCCGCCGTGGGCGACGCCTTCACCATCTCCCCCGGCTGTTCTCTGGCGCTGTCCAGCACAAACCCGAATGGTTGCCAGCAGTGGCAACCTTCCACCTGGCAGAACCGCTTCCGCGGCCAACCCTTCGTGCCGCCGCCCACCACGGGGCTGCCGACGTGAGCAGCCTGGAACTTATGGGACTTACGCCTATTTAAGTTGCCAGGATGTATCATCGTGATAGGTAGGTTCCATGGCGGCTCCTGGGCTATGGACTCCTGCAGAGGCAACGAAGCGTATCTGGAGCTGCGCGAGAGGCGAGAAGCTTGATCTGCATTGGAAGGAACACGCCCTTGAACGCCTTGCGGAAAGGGACTTGATCGTCTCTGATATCCTATTTCTGTTGAAATACGGGACTGTTTTTGATGAGGGGCAGCCGGCGGATATGCCGGGCTTCTTCAAATACAAAATCGAGTCCAAAACACCGAACAGCGAAGGGCGCGTCGTCGCCGCCATCGTTTTGCCAAGCGGTGGTTGTGACATCAAGATTATCACTGTTATGTGGAAGGACGAGTAATGAACGACATGACAGAGACGCATTACCGATATACGGCATGCGGTCTGGACAATGTCTTCCTGGTCGGCCTACCTCAGGCCGAAGATCGGGGGGGCGACCAGACGATAACAATCCCCTCGATCAATAAGCTTCATGCGGTTCTGCGCCGCGCTGTGGCTCAAAAGGATGGTGGTCTCGATCCTAAGGAAATTCGATTCCTCCGGTCTGAGCTCGAACTGACCCAGGCGGAACTCGCGCGCGTCGTGCACAAGGACGCCCAAACAGTCGGGCGGTGGGAGCGCGGTGAGACCCAGATCGATGGCAATTCCGAGACGCTTCTCCGCGCTATGGCGCTGGAGCAAGACGTGGAGCATCCGCCTAGCGTGCGAGAACTTTCGGCAAAGAGCGTGCCAACGGCGGCGCCGCATATGTATAACGTTAGCGTATCCGATGAGGGCGAATACCGCCTCGCGGATGAACTTCAGGCTGCTTAGACAGCGCCTGACCGACGCCGGAGAGGCTCGCGACCAGCAAATTCGTATCGGATGTAGCGCGTGATCTGACGACTAAGATTTCGGCGCGCTACTTCCTGACTGGTGGTGCGGGCGGCGCAGGACGCGGAGCCGGCGGCACGGACTTCTGCGTATAGTCGCGATTTATAGGTCGGGGCGGCGGGGGAGCGGGCGGTGATGGAGGCTTTGACATGAGCAATTCGCTTGAAGACAACGCCCGCGCGGTTCTAAACCATGTGGATGACGAAACGGCAGTCTTCATCATCGGAATGGCGTTGGAGCGCGCGCGAAGCCAACAGGGCGTTAGCATTGCTTTAGATCAGCGCATCACTCAAGCCTCTTATTTGCAACTAGCAGGCGCCGCCGTTGGAGCCGCTCTAGCCGGAATCGAGCATGGCCATTCCGCAGCGACCGGCTTTGCCGCATTCGGCGCCGTTGGGTTCATGGTTGGGGCGGTAATCTGCTTTCGAGGGGTCCGATCTGATGATTACCAAGCCATAGGCTTGCCCCCGAGCTGGTGGATCGCGGTACGCGACCAAGCTGAGTTCACGTTAGCTAATGCTCATTGCTGGGCGGCCGGAGCGATTGAGCAAGCTATAAATGCAAATGCGGACGAAGACACCAGACGTGCTCGCGCACTCAACTTGAGCCTGCGTTACTCAATGGGTGGCGCAGTCCTGACGTGCATATCGGCCTTCTCTTTTTTCTTCGGCAGTTATTGACTGATTTGCAATGCCGCAGCGGAGCTTAAACGCCCGCTCCACTCTGAACATCATCTGTTACCCCGGCCGCAGCGCCGGCTTTTGCGCGTGGGGGGGCTTCATGAACACCGTGCCCACGCTCGCGCCCCCGCGCCCCAACGAACTCTCCGAGCGCGCTGCCGTCGCGGCCGAGGCCCGCACCTGGCTCGGCACGCCCTACGCCCACGCCCAGCGCCTCAAGGGCGTCGGCGCCGACTGCGCCGGGGTGCCGCTGGAGGTCTATGCGGCGGTCGGGCTCATCCCACCGACCGATGTCGGGCCGTACTCCAACCAGTGGCATTTGCATCGCTCGCGGGAACGGTATCTGGAGTGGGTCGAGCAGTTCGGGCGTGAGATTCCAAGGGATCAGGCCGGGCAGGGCGACTTCCTGGTCTGGCGCTTTGGCCGCACCTATTCCCATGGCGGTATCCTGGTCGATGACCGCCATGTCGTGCACGCCTATGCCCGCGTCGGCAAGGTGATCCTCGACAACAGCCTGACCCACGCCGATCTGAAGAACAGCCCGGTCAAGGCCTTCACCTTCTGGCCGACGTCGTCGGGAGGCGCCTTATGAGCGGTCCCGATAACGTCACCTCGACCCAGAAATACGACGGCATCATCGTCCAATCGTCCCTGCTCGGCGTCTCCATTCCTAAGGGGTGGGGCACGAACAAGGTCGGCTGTAATCTGATGGATTATTTCGACTTCTCGTCGCAGCAAGTCTCAAGCGGGAAGGGCGGCGCCAATCCGCAGTACACCTATAAGGCGACGCTGCTGCTCGGCATCGTGCAGGGTCCGATCTACGGCATCCGGACGATCTACAAGGACCAGGGAATCTATACCGCGACGGCGTCGGGGTCGAAGGAGGTCAACGGGACCACCATCACCATCTCGTCGAAGTCGGTCGAGCAGGCGGTGGGGATCACCGAAATCTTCCCCGGAACCATCGGCCAGGCGCCCTGGACCTATCTTGAGACCGATAACCCGACCCACGCCATCGGCTACTCCGGCATCTGCTATGCGGCGGCCTATCACTATCCGCTGGATACCTCGGCCACCTCGCCCAATCATAATTTCGAGGTGCAGTTCGCGCTCTACGCCACGATCGAGGGCGTGCAGAACGACGACGCCAATCCGGCGGATATCATCAATGACATGCTCCCCGACGTGCCGCGCTGGCCGGCCAATGCGATCGGCGACCTGACCACCTATTCCACCTATTGCCTCGCTCAGGGCTTGCTCTTAAGCCCCGTCGCGGATAACGGCCGCCAGGCGTCCGATCTCCTGACCGAGATCATGACCTGCACCAATTCCGACCTGATGTGGTCAGACGGCCAGCTGCACGCCGTCCCCTATGGCGACACCACGATCACGAATAACGGCGTCACCTACACGCCGAACCTCACGCCCATCTATTCCCTGACCTGGGACGACATCATTCCCAGCAGCAAGGGCGAAGACCCGATCCAGTGGGATCAGACACGGACGCTGGAGGCCTACAACTACGTCCAG